ATTTTTAAAGTAGAAGTCAGCTATAAACTGGTCAGCTTTAGAACTATTTATTGCTAACGTTCTATCTACGTTATTCTTTGTTTCTTTTATCCAGGTAGAACCTAGGGTAGGAAGTGAGTCATAGCTATCAGCAAAGTGCCAACTGTCTAAAGTTTGTGCGTATTTGCTTCTAAATGCACCAGAAACACGACTTGGTTTGTATCTATATTCAGCCCAAGCTTCTTGATAACCAAAAGCTTCATTATCTTGAGAAGTTCCTTGTGCGTAAATTTCTTTATTTAATATAGCTTGTTCGCCTATATTTGCAAGTACTGGCCAGTAGTAATCAAAACGTTTATTTCTAGACCAAAGTCTTTCAATACCTTGTTGATATGTATGTTCTGTTCTAATACAAGCTACACCAATAATAAAGCCATGCTCTGTGAATGATTTTGTAAATGATACAGAACTATCTGCTGTAAGTGAGAATGCAGCTGTATTACCTTGTGGAGATGTTTCATCAGTAGCAGATGTTTGTAATACTTGACTGATATTGATAGGAATACGTTTACCGCCTAAATATTCAGGCCTTTGTTGTCTTGCGTCTGGTGAAGTTACACCAAAGTGTGAACGTATAATTTCTGTATAACGTGTACCACCACGTGCGTCTTTTTCGTATAGTTTTTGTGTTTGGAATGCTAATCTTAATTGGTTGACTGTTGCAGCTGTTGCGGAATTTAAATCCGCCCATAAGTTTGCAGGTGCAACACTTGCTCTATATTCTCCTAATGTTGCTCCTTCTCTTGCTTCTGTTGGTTGATAAGATTGTCCGCCTATTATCAAGTTATATGAGTTTGTGTCTCCTAGTGTTCCTGTACCTACTGCTCGCCATTTCAACATTTCATTTCCTGCTGGAACTTGATTAGTTGTCATAACTTTTGTTATTACAGGTGCACTTTCACCAAGTGGAAGCAATACGTCTGGGCCTTTTTGTGGCTCAGGTAGGGCAGAAGTAAAGTAATCATGATATTTATTAACTGGTAAGCACATTCCACCTTTAACTGGATCTGATTGATATGTAGCACCATTTGAACCTGCTACGGTTGTATCGTCTAATGCTAAATATGTAGGGTCTTGTAAGTTTTGGTCTCTGAACCATTCGTTCCAGATTAAGCAGTATGCTCTAATAGGTAGGGCATTAATGCTTAAACCAGCAATACCAATAGGAATTCCAAAATAGTCTGCGATAGTACCTTTTTGCCAACCACCAGATGGGGCTGTTAATTGTGGTATCTCATAGGTTGTTTCTTGTTCCCATGCACTAGTTTTATTCTCTCCGTTAAATTCTTCCCAGTGGTCCCAGGTTAAACGGTTAGGTACAGAGAAGAAATATAGGTCTAAATAAAGGTTGTCCATGATAGGGTGAATAGGGGTAGACATACGAATAACTAGGGCAGTTGACATATTAAATGTATCACCAGGCAACACTTCATCTATAAATACTGGAATTAATTCACCAGCATTGAACGTTGTTTTTAACTGACTTGAACGGTCAAATTTTGAACGAGATATATCTAAGTTAGTGGGGTTAACACTAAATCTTGATTGGGCGTTTCTATTCATTTACTGTTTCTCCTTTTACTTGTGATTGTAAATTAGCAAGTTCTTGTTGTTTTAATGCTATTTGAGTATTTAAATCTTTTACAGCATCAGGTTTTATAACTTCTTCTTTTGAAACCTCTTTAACTGCATCTTTTGGCAAATATTTTTCAAAAATCTCTTTATATGAACCATCAGAAAAACTTGCTAGGAATTGTGTGTAAGACTCATTAAATTCTTTACGAACTTTAACAGGTAATTCATTAAACATAATTTCAGCATTTATTACTTGTTGTTGTGCTTCTGCTAAATTAGTAGGGAATTGAGTAAAGTCTCCAAATTGGCCTTTTGCTTTTTCTAATACAGCAGTATCACCGGCATTAAACCTTTCAAGTATGTTATATATTAGAGTTTGCTCTAAACCAGCTTGTATTTTTTCATATAAGTTGGTTTTGCCTACTTTCTCTAAATTCTTTACACCGTTTTTGTCTATTCTTAATTCAAACTTATCTTCTGTACCATCACCAGTAGGGGTAGGGATAGTAGGGGAAGGATTATATGCGCTATAAAATTTCATAGGCTTACTCCTTTGTTATAAGGTCAGCAAGTTTAGCTATAAATCTAACATCACTTTCAATAACACCAGTATCTGTATCAAATTCGCCTAGGCAGTATAACTGTTTATCTACTGCGTTTTCCTTTACAGGGTTTTCTTGTGCAGAATTAACTGCGTTTGTAACAGCTCTTAATGCTGTGCCATCATTGGCCATATAAATAGGTGATTGATATTCACCAACAACTGTATCTTTAATTGAATAAATTTTTAATTTCATAATTTTTCTCCTTAAAATTTTCTTTTTAATATTTTTGTTTGTTCTTTTAAATCTAATAATTTTTGCGTTTTTATTACTTTAACGCACGAAACATTAAATCTTGACAAATATATCTCTAAACCAGCGTTTAACTCTTCTAGTGATAAATTTGGAAGAATTTCAGTGTGTTTATGTTCTTTATCTATTGCGATTATGTGGTAAATCATAATCTAATACCACCACGTGAGACATCTGGCGCAATATTTATACGTTTAGTTTCAGCAGCTGTACGCTTGAATATCTTCTTGTCTACACGTTTAACTGTCTTTGTTCTCTTTGCCATTTAGTTCTCCTTTTGCTTTTTTAATTATTTCTTTAAGATGATATTCATAACAAAAAATGTTCATATCACCAGTTCTTCCATTAAAATCACCATAATAATAGGTATTCAAATTTTCAGCTTCTTTAGGATTTACTTTATATGCTTCTTCTTCTAGTTTTCTTGTTTCTTTATCTTTGTTAAATATCATATTACTCCTTATTTTCTGGGGTAGGGGATTTGGTTTCAATACCATTCTTTTTGCACTGCTTTTCGACATAAGCTTTCATTAGTGCGCCACCAGCTTCGATTATTTCATCATAGGTCTTAGTGGTTTTGGTTGTACCTTTTTTCTTTACTGCGATTATCGAGATGATAAAGGCAATAATAGAAATACCAGCTTCAATCATTGTTGCGATACTTTCTAAGTTCATATAAACTCCTTTAATATTTATTTGCAATACAAAATTAATAGAGTAGAGGATAATATTTTAAGAATAAATTAAACTATTCGCAAAACACAGGTTTTTGGAATAGATAGTTTTAAAATGATATTATTACTTCTTTTTTCATAATCTATTCTACTTTTTTTATTTAATTTAACTTCCTTTTATTAACCACATGTTCATCTAAAGTTTTAATCTTCGTTCTCACAGCATTTAAATATTTATTCATATATTTAATCAAATACTCATCTACATAAATTAACTTTGCTCTCATTACTTAATACTAACCAATTACTCATTTATTGTTATCAACTTCGCTCTCAGAACGTTTTTAATATTTATTTCCGTTAAACATTAGTTCATTTTATACTGTAAATTTTTTTATCACAATATTTACATTTATTTACAAAATTTTAAATGACCACTTGTTCATCTTATTAAAGCAACTTCGCTCTCACAACACTTTAAAAAATCATATATATTTAACTCAATACTAAATTTTGTTTTTTTAATCAATTTATATATTGAATGCTTTTATAACCAAAAATCAAACGACCAGATGTTCATCTTTAATATGCATCTTGGCTCTCAGAACACTTTGAAATTATAAGAATTTCAGCTGTTTTTCTAAATAGAAATTTATCATTAAAAATGTTAAGACATATTCATTTATTTTAAAATTTTACAAACTAAAAAGTATATATAATATATCATGATAACAATTTTTATATATGCTAGTAATCTATAATATTATTTATTTTTTTATTATTATAATTATTCATTTAATCATACATTTACAATCATGGTATCTCTCATAACGTTTAAATTATTTATTTTTTTAAAGTCTTACTTATCTAAATTTAATAATTATAAATATGTTATATTGAATATATCTATTCGCAAAACCTTACAAAAAAAGATACCCGCTTATATCTAAGCTGATACCTTTTTTATTGTTTTTTGTAAAATTTTTAGTATTTATTATCACTATATTTAGTGTATTTTATTGCTAATCCCCTACCCTATTTTGTGGTTTTAGGAATAAGTACAGTCTTACCGCCCATATATGGTTGGAGAGCAACTGGAATAGTAATTGAGCCGTCTGCTTGTACATGATTTTCAATAAATGCAA